GTAATAGACCTATTATCGATCGTTCCAAAAAGCGCTTTATAATCCCCATCTCCGGCAAAAGTTCCCAATACGTTGAAAATGGAGACGCCGCTTCTGATATTAGACGCGATCAGGTTGGCATCACCCTTCACAGCTATCAGTCCTGTGGCGTAAGTGCCTTGCAACATAGCCACCTGATCCGTGGTTGCCGGGACAATCGTTCTCCCTGCCCTTGTGCTCATCTGTAGGGTTCTGCTGTCTCCCGTGTTCAGGTAGCCGCCCGCTTCGATTCTTGATGTGATAAGTCCGCTCGAAGAGACAGTCGGCGCGGCCATCGTTCCGCCCGGCATGGGGTTCACCGTCACCTTGCTTAGTCCGTCGATCCCGCTGTCCGGTGTCACGATCTGCTGCTCCGTGCTCGGCGTTACGATCTTGCTTTGCAGTTTCAGCGATGTGCCGCCACCTCCGCCATAAACTTCAACGCTCATTTTCTCACCGCCTTTACAATGAGCGGAATGTTGACCAACGGCTGTTCCCCGAGCGCCGTCACAACGTTGCTGGTCGGGCTTCCGCAAATCTTCGCCGCCGCAAATGCGTCATATTGCGCCGAGGTTGCGGTCGGCGCTACGCTGATGACGATATCCCACGAAGCGCTCGGGTAGGCGGCTTCGAAGCTGTACGTTTTCGTTCTCCACCCGGCGGCAGTCATCGTCACGTTGTCATAGCGCGTGCTGTCCGCCTTTTCCAGTGTGCTGCTCATGGCGTTCAGCTCGTTCGCGTCAATGTCCGGCGCGCTGCCGTTCTGCCATCCCGGGTTCTTGTACTTTCCTTCCACAATAGGCATTTTCATTCCCCCTTTTCTCATGTCGGCCACTTGGTCAGCGTGGCAATTGGAAAGTCGTTCGTGCTCACTGCGTTGATGGTCATCTGCCCCGTCGCGCCCAGCGGACGGGAGAAACCCATGATAAGATGCCGCTCCACCGGCGACCCCGGCTTGTCGCTCCGCACGATCTCCACCAGCTCGTTTTCATTCAGGTGGAATATTTGGCTGCACTGGATGCTCACGCTCTTTTGCAGCACCGTCGCGCGCTTGAGCTTCCATGCCGCAAGGTCTTGGCATTGCTGCACGGTGTAGTATTCGCTCGCGCTCTCTCGTTTGGTCTTCCGCCCGATGCTCGAGTAAATGTTCGTGTCGCTCTGCGGGTCCATGTTTGTCGCCCGCCCCGCGATCTGCGCGCCGCTGTCCAGCGCTTCTCCGATGATGATATAGTCGTTGTAGACCTCGGTGTTTTTTACCGTGTAGGTCGCGCCAAGCAGTTGAGTTTCTTCCTGTGAGAATTGCCATTGTACCGGCTTGTTCGTGTCCACAATGTCGTCCTGCGATGGGTCGAGACGCAGCGCCCCCACCTGATCGTAGCCGACCCATGCGTTCACCATCCCCGCGCAGCCCAGCACAACGTCCGCCATCGTTCCGCTTTCGCTGTCGATGCGCAGGGTGTACGGCGCGTTTGTGAGCAGCGCCGTGCCGCCGCCCGGCAGCGCCTGCGATTTGCCGTTGTAGTATTCGGTGAAAACCGGAAGTACGGGGTCGATCTGGTATCCGTTCCCGCGGTCGAGCTTCAGCAGCGCCGAGATCGGCGCATAGATGTTCGTGCCGGCCTTCACCTCGTAAATGCTTTCCAGATTCCCAAAAAGCGTCCCGTCCAGATTTGCCCACTTGTCCACAAGGTTGTAGTGCGCCGTCCGGCTCTTTGGCATCAGCTCTTCGTCCGGCGTTTCGATCAGGAAAACGCCCTGCTGGATGTAATACTCCGAGCCGTCCGAAAGGATCAGCCCCTCGTCGATGGCGATTTGTGTCCCGAACCACACGCCGTTTACGTTGTAGTCAAACGCATGATCCAGGTTCGAGAGCGTCACGTCTGCTGACCTGCGCCGCCCGTTCTGAAGGTTTACCGTGATGCTCCCCCCTTGCAGGAATGCGCCGTTCCTGCGTCCCAAGGGGTTGTTGTCGATGGCAAATGCCGTCGAGCCATCCGGCTGCAAAAACCGCAGCCGCGCAAGCTTGATGTAAGGGCGCCGCAGCATTTTCATGTAGTCATTCAGCCGTTCTGCGTGCGTCGTTAGCTGTGTAGGCATTTTCCTTTCCACCTCCTGTCATACCGTCGGCATCAGGGGGTCGCCTGGCAGAAGAATGATGCGCGCCGACTCTGCGTCTGCTGTTTCTACCCACGGCAGCGACACGACCTGCGCCTGCTCTCTCGTCCCGTCCGCTGTGCTCATGCTCACCGCGTCGCTTGTTCGGATCTTCCAGATGTCGCCCTTTCGGTTTTTGAGAAACAGCGTCCGCTGCGTTACGCTCAGCGCATAAATGCGGTCGCGCAGCTCCGTCGTGTCGCTGTAATTGCCCTCTCGGTCGATGCTTCCGATCAGACTTGTCAGCGTTCCGCTTCGGTAATTCGCGGGCGACGGCTGTACCGTCGGGTACGGTGTGAAATTTTGCAGCACTCCCGGCTGGTTGTTGTTTCCGATCGCCCCGCTCGTCAGGTTCTTTCCAAAGCGGAAGATCCCGCTCGGTCGGTATGTCCCCTCCGCGCCCTCCGCGCATTCCAGCACCGTCCAGTCCCAGAATACCGGCGTGATCTCCTCGCTGATGATCGGCGCGGTCGTGTAGGTGTCCGTGCCGATGCCGAACATGTAGTATCGCACCGGGACTTGCGATTGTGCCCCGCAGTCCACGATTGCCAGTTTGTCGAGCGTCACGTCTGCGATGCGTTTGAGCGTCTGCGCGCCCGTTTCGTATCTGTAAATGGAAAATCCTTTCAACCCACTGCCAAATACGCCGTTCAGGTTTCCTGCCTGCAACCCGTCTTTGAAGTTTGCCAGCAGCAGCGTGTTTTCGTCAAAGATGGGGGTAAACTCTCCGTCTCCGAAAAGGCGCTCCATCTGCTGCACCGTCAGGCTTTGTTCGCTCACCCACAAATATTTCGTTACCTGCTCCCCTGTTACCACCAGCCCTGTGATCGTCACGTCGCCAATGAGGGATGGTTCCGCCCACTGCGTCACTTCCTCGCCCGTCGACTCGCGTGGATAAAGACCGGCTCTTGGATAAAGCCCCACGTTTGGATAAAGGCCGTTCGCTCGGTTTGCCTGTCGGAAATAGACGGTTTCCGGTGTCAAAGCTACAAGGAATTCTGTTCCAAATCGCAGCGTGTCGTTGTTCTGGTAAATCACGGTGTTCCCGCCCCTGATCGTCAGGGAGTCTTCTGCCGCGTCGAACGAAATATCGACCTGATCCGTTTTCACCGTCAGGAACGTCGCCGCCTGTGCAATTTTCCCCCTCCATACCACCATCCATGGCGTCTCGTAGTGCATCGCCTGTCCGGTCACGTTATCCCACGTGACCGTGCTTCCGGCCGGGAGCTTCAGCTTCTCGCCGCTTATTTCGTAATTCCCGTCCGCTCTTCCCATAATGCTTGCAAGGCGCGGCCATGTAATATAAACGCCGCTCACGCCTTTTGCGCAGCATACCTGCACCGCCGCCGTTGAGGATGCCGTGGCATAACTCACCGCGAAATAGACCCACCCGGTATCAGCCTGAACGCCGTTTTCGGTTTGTGCTTGCAGCCGTACACCATAGGTCGTTCCGCTGAAAAGTCCGTCATATTTGAATTGCAGTTCGCCCGTTCCGTAGATGCGTTCCGTGTCGTAGAGAGGATCGTCTTCTGACCCCTTCGCGCACAGTTTCCATCTCACCCAGTTCAGCGTATCTCCCTGTTCCTGTGAATAATTGCCTGTAAAGGTGTATTCCTTCGCAGAAAGCGGAGCGGGAATAGCCGTGATCGATAGTGTCGGGTCGGCTCGCGTGACAAATGCGCTTGCGCTCATTTGCGTCACGCTGTCGCTTACGCCCCAATACTGCGTGATGACGAGCTTGTAGTTTTCTCCGTTCTTGATGCCCGCGCCCGAAAGCGCGCTTGCAGGAATCGTGTAACTGAAAAGCTGCGTCTCTCCCGCAAAATTTGTCCCGTAAAACGGGCACCCGTCGGTGCGCTTTCCTGTCGTATAGAGCTGTGTGCTTGCCTCATTGTTCCGATAGATCGTGATAGAAAATGCCGTCAGTGCGCTCGTTCCGTTCACCTGCCACGTCACCGTCAGCGCCTTCGTCACGTCCACCACGCCGTTGCCCAGCTCGCCCCACAGCGAAGGGGAAATGTTCGTCGGCTGATAGATCGCCATGCTTTCTTCCTCCCTCACATATTGTTGTAGTTTCCAAGGCTTCCGCCCAGCTGCGTCATTCGAAGCAAAACTTCTTCAAACGAAAGCGACCTTGCGTCCTGCGCGCTGATGCGCACTCCGTTTACGGTATAATTGGTGTTTGTCACGTTGGAATTCGTCACCGTCCCGCCCGCTGTTACCGGCTTTCTGTCCGTAGCGCCGTATAGGAATCCAAGCTCGCTCATGCGTTTCTTGAATGTCGCATCTGCCGCCGGGGAAAGGAGTTTTTCCGTCAGGCTCGGCGGCAGCACTGTCTCCGGCCTGCTCGTCGCCTTGATGCCGCCCGTGCCGTTGAGCCATCCGCCCTGATCGTATACGTCGTATTGCCCCGTGTAGCTCTCTGTGGTCATGCTTCGGTCGATCAGCGCCGACTGGTACGACCCGTCAGGGTTTACCGCCGTGATTTGATACGTTCCCGCCGCCGTCACTACCCAGTCGCCCACATTAAGTCCCGGAGGGGCGCTGCCGTTGCTTCGCACTTTGGCGATCCTGCGGGACGGGCTTGGCATCCCGTAATTGTACTCGCCATTGTAATTGCCGGTCGTCTGGTTTTTGTCTACCAGTTTGGATTCGTAGCTTCCGTCCGGTCGTACCCCCGTGATCTCGTAGGTTCCCCCTCCGGTAACCACGCGGTCGCCCACTCCCAGCCCTCCGGGCGCGCTTCCGTTTGCAAGCACCTTAACGAGTCGGTTTGCCGTCTGCTCCACTCTGTCGCCGAACATGCTCAGGTCGATACCCAGCGCTTCAAAAAGATCGCGGTTTTTGAGGATCTGTTCTCTCAGCGCCGGCGTCGCGTTCTCGGCAATGTCCTTGAGAATGTCGTTGATCTCGCGCACTGGGTCGTTGAGCGAATCCATGATGCGATTCCACACATTTTCCAGCGCATCGTAGTGAGCGTTGATCTGCTTCTTCTTGGCTTCCAGCGCCGCGATCTCCGCATCCCTGTCCAGCTTTTTGTTATAGTCTGCAAGATCGTCCTTTGCCTTCTCCAGCGCTTCCTGCGCGCTCTTGAGGGCGTCCTCGGCGCTTTTTACATTTTTCTCATCTGCGATCCATTCCCACTGGTTAGTCTTTGCGTTGTAGGTACGCACGGTGCGCTCGTTGCGCGCCTCAAGCAGCGCCTTCTGCTTTTCAAGCAGCTCGTTCTGCCTTTCCGTGATGGCCGCGCGCTTTTCCTCAATGGCGAGCGCCGTGTCCTCGGCTTCGTTCTTCTCCTTCAGCGCGTCGATCTGTGCCTGAATTGCGTCCAGCTCTGCGTCTCGGTTCGCTTTCGCTTCGTCCAGTTTCTTCTGCACCGCGCTGTCCAGCTCGGATAGAAGGCTCTTTTGCAGCTCTGCGATCTTCTCCTGCCAGTCGTACCATTCGGCAGAAAGCGCGTTGATCTCGTCCTGACTTGCGCCGATGGAACGCATATATTCCGCCTGCCGGTGCAGCGCGTTCTGGATGGCCTTGATCTTCTCCACCTGCTCGCCCACGCTCTTGCCCTGCTTTTCCATCAGGGTAAGCTCGCTCTTGAGCAGTGAAACATTTTCCTTGTGCGCCTCAAGCTGCTTGTCCGTCTGGCTCTTGGCGCTCCCAGAGGAAGGCTTTCCTCCGCTGGGTTTCCCTCCGCTGGGGCTTCCGCTGGATTCCGGCGTGTAGAAGTTGGTCAGGCTTCCCCACAAAGCGTTCATGTAGTTCTGCTTCGCCATGCGCATGGCGTCTTGGCTGGTCTTTGCCTTTCCCGCCATCATCAGCCCGTTTGCCGCCGCGCGGATCTGATTGCTCATGCTGTTCTCGTCCATGCCGAAAACAGCGGCGATCGCGCTGGCCGCATAGCCCGCCTGTGTCGCCAGTGTCCGCAGCGCCGCGATCTGCTGTGAGAAGTTCAGGTTCTGGTTGTTTGCTGCGATCTCGGCTTGAACAAGGTTGTAAAGCTCGCTTCCGGTTTTCCCGGCCTGCGTCTTTTCGCTTATCAGCGCCTGAACGTAGGAAGTTGTCGCCGCCTCCGCATTTTCAGTCGCCGTCTCTACCTCGGGAACGATTCCCAGCAGGTCTTCGAGACCTTCCATTACGCCGCGCATGGATTCGCTCAATACTCCTGCTTTATCCTGCGCTTTCAGCGTTTCATAAAGTTTTTTCGCCTTTTCTTCCGTTTCGCCCAGTCTATTTTGCAGTTTTTCGAGCCTTCGCGTCTGTTTTTCCGTCGCAGTGCCGCCACCGTTCTCGATCTCTTCGTTCAGCGCTTTGATCGCCTGACGATAGGTGTTGATATTCCCTGTATAAACACCCGCATTTCGCCGCAGTTTGTTGTCGCTGTCTCCTTTCAGAAGCCCGTTGAGTTTGTCAACAACCCAAATGATACCGTCAAGCGCGCCCTTTATTGCGCTCGTATCAACAATGCCGCTCACGAATTCAGACCAGCTGTTTTTCAGGATGTTGGTCTTGCGCGTCCAGCTGTCCAACGCATTCTCAACTTCTTTGTCTGCGCTTCCGATGGCATTGCCGTAGTCGGCCAGCATGGACTCGTACATATCCCAGTTCTGGATCAGCGCGAGCAGCTGCGAGGTGCGCAGCTTTCCGCCGATGTCGCTGACCATTTCCATCAGCTTCTGCTCGGTCAGCAGCCCGTCCTTCATGCTCTGCGCAAGACCGCCGATGGCCTTCATCGGGTCGATGACCTCTCCGGTCGCCTGCGCCGCATCGTAGGCATCCTTTGCGTAAATCTTGATGACGTCGCGCAAGCCTGCGATCTCGCCGGTCGTCCACGTCACGCCCTCGTCGATCTCCGTCTTGGTGTCACCCACGATGTTGAGAACCAAAGCGCGGAACGCGCGGGCGGCCTCTGTTCCGCTTCTCTGCGTTACCGCCGTGATCGTACCGATGGCAGCGGTCAGCTCGTCGATGCCGACGTGCGCCTGTGCCGCGATGGGCGCCACCGTGCCAAGGCCTTCTGCGATTTTTTCAATAGAAGTCGCATACTTGTTGTCGATCTCGTTCGAGCCGTCCAGCACCTTACTCAGCGCTTCGATGTTGCCCTTGTACTGGTACGCCGCATCCACGGAAAGAAGGAATTGCTGCGCCGTTTCTGCATTGGTGTCGCCAACGAGCTTTGTCTTCGTCGCCAGCTCGGCAAGGTCTGCCGCCTGACTTCCGTAGCCCGCGCGGGCAAATGCCGAAACGGAGCTGAGATATTCGTCCGCAGCTTCTCCGTAAGCGGAAGCGACCTTATAAGCCTTCTCGCTCAGCGCGTCCAGCTCCGCCGCCGTCGCCCCCGTGACCTTGCGCACGGTCACAAGCTCGTCATCGACCTTCCGCATCATATCCAGCGCATCGCGGAACGCACCCAGCGTCTTGCTGACCATCGTTCCCATGATCTGCCAGACGAGCATCTTCTTATAGATGTTGACGAAACTATCTCCCAACAGGTCGTTTTTCTTGGTGACCTCCTTCGTGCCCTTCTGGACCTTATCGGAGGCATTCAGAAATGCTCTTTCAAACACGCCAGCGCTGTCCGCCGCGCTCTTGGCTGCATTCCCAATGCCCACCATGCCCTCGATCTGCCGCTGCATGGCCGTGGGATTGTAAAGGCTATTCTGCGCTGCTCTGGTCTGCTGCTGTAAATAGGCGTTGGCCTGACGAGTGGCTTTCTCATTTGCTGCCGCAACCTTATCCGAAGCACTTAACCACGCTTTTTCAAACGCCGTGGCACTGTCCGCCGCGCTCTTGGCTGCATTCCCAATGCCCACCATGCCCTCGATCTGCCGCTGCATGGCCGTTGGGTTAGTGGATATCTTCTGTAAATTCCCCGCCAGCTTTCCGGCGGCATTGGCCGCGCCGTTCAGGCCCTGCGCCGTGCCGTTCAGATTCACCTTCGTGGAGGAAACCGACGCGATCTCCTGCTTCAGCTTCGCGACCTCTACCCGAACCTCCGTGAAATCAGGAACGCCCTTAAAAAGTACCTGTGCCATTCATCCACCGCCTATCGTCAGTCTGAAAATCCCTCGTCGCCGTCTCTTGTCGTGCTGAATAAATCCGCCATGACCTCAAGCGTCCCGTCCGCCGTGTTGATGCCGTCCACCAGTGCCCGCTCCGCGCGCCCTTCCTCGATCATTTCACCGAGGAAATTGGTAAAGAACGGTCTCTCGGGCGGCTTCCTGCGCCAGTCGTAATCGGGTCTTTTGTTCTCAATGCGCCCGATCAGCGCATCACCGTCCACCTGTGCCCCCGGCTCTACCTGCTCGCTTTCTCCGCTCGGAAGGTAGATCATCCGCACGCCGTTATCTCTCATGTCAAAGCGCGCATTTGCATCAATGTCTACGAGTCCGCCGTATTCGCCGCGCCTCACATACTCTTTTGGCGTAAATTTTTCGTATACGTCCCCCTGCACGTGCTCGGCAAGGCACACCGTCATTTCTTCCTTGAGTACCGGCATCGCGTTTTTCATTGCCGCGCGGAATCTCCCCTCAATCTCAGCGATATCCTCGTCCAGCCCCGTCACGCCCGCCGAAAGAGAAATGTTCACGCATCCGCACCCCCGTTCCGCTCAAAAAAGAAAGGCTGAGCCCCCGGAATCTCCGGTTGCTCAGCCCCTCTTGGCTCTTCTGGCCGCCCGCTTGCGGTCAGGCATTTATCCACTTCTTCGTCCTCCAACCATTTCGGTGACTTCACCGCTATGGTTTTTATCAAGCGCCAAGGCGCGATCTCCCTCGTGCCCTCGCGCTCGCCCCCTCTTGTGAGGGGGCTTTTGTTTTTTTAGTCGCTCGTTACCACGAGATTCGCCGTGCAAGTGAACTGCGCAGCTCCCTTTGCGGGATAGGTAACGGTGATCTTTCCGGTGCTTCCAGCGGTCGCGCCCGCCGTGATCACGCCGTCCGGCGAAACGCTCGTGCCGCTCGGACCGCCCGTCAGCTCGTACTTCACCTGATTGGCGGGAACGATGTCGACGAGCTGTCCGTTTGCCATCACGAACTTGGCGTTTACCTTTGCCGTGCCGCTCGTGGGCACCGTCACCACGCCGCCCACGATGGCAAGACCCTTGATGTCGGCTCCCGCCTCATCAGGAACGTAGAGGTAGTGCGCCAGCACGCTCTCGCCGCAGTTGTCGCAGGTGCCGGAAACCACGTCCTCGTCCGCAGTCAGGGCCTGTCCGGTGTAGCTCGTGGTGTCGGGCGTCGTCTGGTCGCCCACAATGCCGCCGCCGTCTCCGTTGAGCTTCAGCGTCGGCACAATGGCGTACAGCCAACCGACGCGCGTGCCGCCATTGCTCTCGCTGTTCGCGTTGGCGTAAACAGCCATTTGCAGCGTAAAGTGCAGCACCTTCGGGTTCATCATCGAGGTGATGGTGCCGAGCTGTGCGCTCGCCTTGTTGACGAAGTACCACACCTTGTACTGCTCGCCGCTCTTCGCGGTGAATCCGGTCACGGTGCCGTCCGCAGTAATGGGATAGGGGATGCCGTCCTGCGCGATCAGCGAGCTTTCGCCCACGGTCTGCACGTAGCACAGCACCTTGCTCATGCCAACCTGTGCGACCGGCGCGCCGGAGGCAACGTCCACCTTCAGTACCGTTCCCTCAGCAGTCACCACCTGGCAGACGGGCGCGGGCGCGTTATAGCGCAGCGTACCGCCCACCTGCGCCATCTTCATGGCGAGGTTGAATGCAGCGGAGATGCCGTTCACGGTCACGGCGCTGTCGCTGCCCAGCATCGTGGCGATGGCGTTGCCCAGTCCCGCGCGGATCTCGCCCATCGTCAGGCTCGTCTGGAAGTTCGCGGTCTGGAACTTGTTGTCATAAAAAAGGATCTGTCCGGTCTTCGGGTCTGCACCAATGCCGAGGCACGTTCCCTTGAGATAAAGTTTCGGATCGGTAAACTGGATCATACTCTCAACTCCTTTGAAATTTGTCGTCTGTTGTTATCCTTGCGCCTGCTGCTCGGCAACGGCTTTCGCGCCCGCGCCGCCTGCAAAGCGGTCGAGTGCGATCAGGGCGCCGCTGCCCTGCTGCATTCTGCTGAAAAACGGGCTGGGATACGGGTTTCCGCCCGTCCACTTCGCGCCGTTTGCTTCGCTTACGCCGCACAGAAGGTATCCCAGCACGCGCGCGTAAGCATCCTTGCGGTCCATCAGTTTCTTAATGGGCCATTCCATAATGGTTTTCTCGTCCTCGTGGCTCAGTGCCGCCACGGTGCTGAAAAGCTCTCCGAAATCGCCGCTCAGCTTCGCGCTTTTCTGCTCTGCAATGTCGCGCTCCGCCTCCACAAGCTCCGGATTCGCGTCCGCGCTCACCAGCTCCACGCCGTTTTGTGCCGCAATGATCTCTCGCAGTCTCGAAAACTGCACCGGCGTGATGCTCTGCATCGTTTCGCCGTCCTGCGAAAAATCCACCGCCAGCAGCGTCGACGGGTCTCTTTCATCCACCCGCAGCCGGAACCGTTTCAGCGCCTGTTCCGCGTCCTCGTCCGCCCGCCCAAGCCGCAGGGCGAGTGACAGGAGCAGGAGCGAGCGCGCAAACAGTCCCGTCGGCAGGCCGTCGTCGTCTCCCGTTACAGCCTCGTAGTCCATTGCGTAGTACGCGCTGAGCAGCGGCATGGAAATATACTTTACAGGCAGTGTCTGCTGCATCAGCTCGAGCGCCGGCCGCGCCAGCATAAATTCATCCCATCGGGATACAGGGATTGGGTACAGGGTAATGCCGTCCGTTTCGATCTCGCTGTACGTCCGCACGGCTTTTTTGATAGCAAGAGAAAGTTCCACTTTTTTATTTTCTCCTTCCTCGCATATCCGTAATTTTTATAAGGTGATTCCCGCCTGTGCAAAAAGGGCGATGATCGCAGCGCCCGCCAAAAGCCAGACGATTTTATCCACCAGATTGTCCCAGCGCTCGGCAGGTCTCCTCTCAGCGGTCGTCATCTTTTTGTCGATCTTGTCGACTTTTTCCGAAATGTTTTTCTGTTCCTCCGCCATCAACTTCACGCTCGTGGCCAGCTCGTTCATCGCCTTTTGTCCCTCTTCCACCGCATCCATGCGGTGCTTGAGCGACTTGATCTCGTGCTCGTGGCCTTCCAGCACAACGGCTACATCCTGCAATTCCATGCTCATGTGGCTGTCCTCCGTGATCGTATTTCTTCTATCTCAAAAAGCGGTCACGGCGCCGGACTCTGCATCGTCGCTCTCCGCCCATTGGATGCTCATTCTGACCTCGCGTCCCACCAGTGTGCCCGTTTGGTCGTAAATTGACCTGCTCCCATTGTCTCCATGCGCCATGCGCGAAAAATCGCATACGCCGATGCCCGTCATGTTTACGCCGTGCAATGCCTCGATGATGCACTGCTCGATGTCGTATGCGCGGGAATATGCGTCCGTCCTCGTCGTCGTCTCCTGATTCACGTTGCAGGTAATGATGAACGTCACGCCGATGCGCGCCTTGTAGGGGTTCTCCGCAAAGACGCGCCCCAGAAAGCATCGGATCGTCGTCTGCGCCTCGGTCTGCGCCTGCCCGTCAAAGCGCTGAGCGTAGAGCCGGTAGCCCTTCGGGTGCTTTTTCTTCATCTCGGCGCTGTCCACCACGGGCTGTTCGCCGTCAAAAAGCATACTGCGCTTTTCTGCCGCCGTCGGCAGCGAGTTTGCGAGCGGTCTCGCCCCGTCATACCACAGGTACTTGGAAAGCCGCACGCGCGGCCTTGCGTTGTCATCCTGCGGCATATACCCTGCCGCATCGGGCAGGTCGAGCAGATAAAGGAGCAGCTTCTTCGGCAGCTCCTCCGCCCCCTTGAATGTCAGGTACGAAGGGTGTACACGCTCGTATGGGTAGGTCTCGCTTTCAAAGTTCGCGCTCATTTTCCTTCACGCTTCTTTCGAAATGCTTCCAGCTCATCCCTGATCTCGCTGGTCTGCTCGGCCAGCTTCTGCACAGCCTCCGGCGTCATGCTCTGCATTGCCATCTGCTGCATCCTCGAAACAGGGTCGTTCATTCCCTGAAGCATCGCGTACACCTCTGCGTTGAAGCGCTTTTCCAATTCCTTGTAGTCGGCGATCAGGTTGTTTGCCTTTTCGCCGGTCTGGGCGCCGCGCGCCTTCATCGCTTTCAGCTGTCCGAGGATGTGTCCGCCCGCCCATCGGTCGTAATCGTCTGCCGCCAGCAGGAACTTCGTTCCCTCCGCCGGTTCGATCTCCTGCATCAGATAGAGCTTTACCAGCGCGCCCATCATGTAGCGGCTCTTGCGCTCTCCGTTTTCCTTGAAGAACGGAAGAACGGTGTCGTCCGTCAGCCGGATCTCCATGCGTTCAAAGCAGTCCGACACGCAGGCGCGCAGAAATGCCATCTTTTCCATCAGCGGCACATAGTCGCGCGCCGCCGCCATCATTTCATCTGTCAGCTTTTTGAATTCCATAATTTAAGTTCCTTTCAGATCGTTATGGATTTTTGCGTTCTCTCAGCGGGCATCGCGCCCCGTCGGGCGATACCTCGCACCGCCCCGTGTCGGGGCAGAAAAACTGATGCGCGCACCAATCACTTTCGCTGTTGTGCTCGTCCGCGCAGCAATGCAGACTCACATCTCCGATCTTTCGGTAAGCGTATGGGCAGTGCTCCATTTTAGATCCCCTCCAGTCGGATGCTTACGCTCGCGCTTGCATTGCCGCATTTTGCCGTCACCGTCAGCGGCGTTTCGCTGCCGCCCCAGTTCTGTATCGTCACCTGATTTCCGAGCACTGCGGCGGTATAAGCGTCCTCGCTCGCACCGGAAATCTCCCATGTCACGGCGTCATCTTTTTTTTCTCCGCCTTCGTAGCAGGCTGCCCGCAGCGTTGCCGCGTCGTAAGCGCCGATCATTTCGGGAGGTTCGGTGAGGAATCTGACCTCTGCGCCGCTCTTTTCGTCCGCAACGCTCAGTGTGATCTTGCTTTCGATATCCGGGTTCTGTGCCAGCCGCGCCGTGATCGTGCAGCTGCCAGCTCCCAGAGCAGTCACAAGCCCTCCTGCATCCACGCGCGCCACCGTTTCGTCGCTCGTCTCCCAGAAATACGAAACCGGATGCTTTTCGTCTCCGCCAGCCACCGCTTCGCCGCAGCGGATGGATTCTGCCGCCATCTGCGCGGTTTCCCCCGCGCGCAGCACCGTCGCGCCCGAGATTCGGATTTCCCACGAAAAGGTTTTCCCGCCCGCAACTCTGCGTGCAAGGTCGTCTATCGTTTCGTCCGGCTCCTGAATCCGCGCCGCAAAGTACAAAAGATGCGTGCTCTCGTCTTCGCCGGTGAATTCCTGCGTCACGTCGCTGTATCCTGTGATCTGGAACGCCCTTCGCCCCAAGATCAATCGGCTGTTCTGATCCAGCTCGTCCGTCTCTGGGTTCCGCTGGCAGATGATGTTGAAGTATCCCTGCATGATGAGCGAAACGCCCTGAAAGTCGTTTGCCGTCGCCATCGCCTGCTGTTTTTCCACAATGATGGGTTCCTTGCGCACCCTGCCGTACCAGTCCAGATGGTTCCATGTTGCGTTGCATCGGCGCATGATGCCGCTTCCTGCCACGCTTGAAAGGTTGGATGGGTTCGTCGCAAGCCACGTTGACCCCATCGTTTCGATCTTTGCCCCCTCGGGGAGGTAGTCGACGCCGCGGTCTGCCAGCAGGTATTCCTTCTGGTCATCCGTCTTTCTTGTCAGGCTTGCACCCTGCTTGATCGTGTCGCTGATGCGCATTTTCTGCCCGCGCCATGCGTAAAAGTCGCCCGGCACCAGCCCCTGCACCCGCGCGTCCACAAAATCTGTCGCGTACTTTGCGCGCTCTGCGTAAAAGAGCGCCGCCGCGTCGCCGCCGTATTGCTTTTGCCGTCCGCTGTATTGCTTCGGCGCATTGGTGCGACGTGCCGCCGTGCCGCCGAGCAGCGTCACGTTTCGGATAGCGTCGTTCTCGCTCATACGAATCCCTCCCTGCGGTTTCCTGCGCGGAAAGCGTTGTAGTACGCGCAGTCCTGTTCGTATTTGCGCAGCTCTTCGTTGAGGAGACTTCGGTTTGCCATCTTTTTCTTCACGCTTTTTCCCATGTATTGCGGCTCGTTCGGCGCTTCAAAACTCCTGTCGTGCGCCTTGGCGACGTCAGCCAGCCAGTCGCGGAAGAAATGCTCGTCCCACGTGCTCGCCACGCACAGTCCGAGGATGCGCTTTTGCGTCGCCGTCAGTTCCTTTGCAAATGCGCCGTCTCGGTAGAAGTCCATCGAATATTCCACGCCTGCCGCATCCTGCGCTGCAAATGTCACAATCCCCGTTTCCGCGTCGTAGCTCGCGCCGTGATACGTTGTTTCTACCGCCTCGCCGTTGTCGAGCCATTCAACCTTCACACAGGAAAAAACGCTGTAGCCGGTCTTCCCGGTCGCCACCTGCGTTTCCTCCATCGTGCTTTCGCCGGTCGATACCCAACTTGCTTCATCCCACGAAGGGAGCGTCATATCCAGCTCCAACCACTGCCGGATCTCGGGAGGGCGGTTGAAGATGGGGATCGCATTTTTCATGTAAAGCGCCATTTTTCGGAAAAACCGCGCAGGGTTTTCCTGCGCCAGCTCGATCAGCCGCACATCGTTAATATCCGTCATCGCGTTTTCGCTGATGATCTCGCTCCACTTCGTTCCCATTGCGTTATCCTTTCTTGCTGTGCCCCTTTTCGCAGCCCCAGCAGATCATCCGTCCCTCCGGAATGATCTCTCCGCAGCAGACGCAGCGGTTATCCGCTTCCGGAATCCCGCGTGCCTCCGTTCCGCAGTTCATATCCCGCTCGCTCATAGCGCTCACTCCTTCTTCCCCGCCGCGTCCGTCACCACCCCATACCGCTCAAACATTGCGCGGATGGCGGGATTGCGCAGCAGCTTTTTGCGCTGCCCTTGGTTGAGGTCGTTGTAGACCGCTTGCAGTGCGGACTTGACTTCCTTGTTGTACGCGATGACGCGCTCTCTCAGCTCGCTCATGCCGTCACCCCGCTTAACAGTGCCTCCATTGCCTCGCGCAGTTCGGCGTTGTCCTGCTCCAGTGCGGCAATGCGCTCTTCGGGCGTAGGCTCGGGCGCGGGCTGTTCGGCTGCCAGCTTTTCAAGCTCCGCGACTTCCTCGGCGGTCATGTCGCGGAAGATGCCATTTTCGCAAATTTTCATGCTCTCACCCCATACAATATGAATCTGCATCCCGGATAAATCAGCATACTAGTTCCTCCGATAGATGTAATTGGCTTAGCCCACAGCGTATCGGCGAACCAAGTAACGTCAGTGTCGTATGTTGTCCCGTATATAACATAGTCATGGCCAGAGTCATCCGGCCACCCTGTACTCCCTGACTTTATTACATGTTCAATTTGCTGCGCGCCCGATACATCAATCTCATAGACCGTTCCAGTGATGATGGATGCTGACACTTTAGGCCATGCAGACGTATATGCAAGTGGCGTAACCCGACCCGCTGTTTTCCCGTTTAACATAGCAAACGAAAAATTGGGAATTGTCGTTGCTCCTGTGTATTTAGGGAATTTAGCGCAAAGCCGCGCTTTTACAAGCCTAAACGGGTTTCCATCAAAATCTTCGTTAATCGTCAATACAGTTGCTTCATCCGCCCCTTCCGGGATTACAATTTCCGCAATCTTCTCCCATGTTTCATCGCCTCCCGCCATCTCCACTGGCTCCCACGCGGTCGGCTTGCCGTTGGTGTCCACCGCCGTGATTTTGGCGATTTGACCGACGGCCGCACCTGTGATGCCGAGGGAGAGGTCAGAGCCGATGTACGTTCCCTCGATCTGCTCTCCTGCCGCATTATGTGCGGTAGCGCCAGCAAGAAGCGTCTGCGGTGTCACGCTGTCTTTTGTCAGGTCAAGCCTCGTAACGCCGTCAACAACGACCTTATTAACAGATTTCATTCCGCCTGCCATTCCGATCCCGCCCTTCCTTTAATATTGAATCAAAAATCCGCATCTTCTTGTCACGCCGCTGTGCCAATAGTCAGCGTCACTCCGCCAGCATCATTGTCAGTCTCCGTCATGGGGATTGGGTTAATCGTCACCTGCGACAAGCAGTTGTAGTTGGCATCCGGCAGAACCTCCTGCTTTTCAAAGGTTGGAGTCACAGTCTTTGCTTGTGGCTTCATCCCCTCTGAACCGCTCATCGCCCCCTCAACACCGAGCACCGTCACGCCTTCGCGGATGTTGGCGGGGATCAGCTTCGCAGCCTCTGCCGCCGCGATCTGCGCCTTGCCGCTGCCATCGTTGTAGCCCATCGGGACGGGCACCGGAGTATTGACGTCTACGATGTCCAGCTCCGAGCCGTTGTTATTCGGCATCGTACCGGTCAGCTTCTTGCCGCCAACATAGGCTACCTTGCCGTTCAGGATCTCCGCCGCAGTCGCGGTACCGTCGCTGGTATCGGTGTCAAAGGTGTTCGTACCGACAATAGGTGCGCCCGACTTGTCGTGCGCCTTGATTCCCTTTGCCAGTTTGTCGGGAGTGATATCGTCCTGTGTCAGATCAAATTTCGTCACACCACCGACGATCAGTTTGTTTACATACTGATTAGCCATCTTGCATCTCTCCTAATATAAACGTGGTCCCCCCCGCAGTGTTAGACACTTCGTAAGTGGGGATTTTGGATACCGTTACATCGTCCAACATGAGTTTGTTCTTTGTTTGTATCACCACAGCGTTTTCCAGCTGAGGCTTCACATCGTATGGGCCTTTGTATTCCTCTCCGCTTCCCGCTCGAACGCTTGCGGCTTCTACAATTACCATGACTGTAGTTATATTCCGCGCGCCTGTTTCCTGTGCTTTGCTGTCTTTGCCCTTTTCGCTCATCCCGCTTTGCGGCAGGATGGCGCGGCTCAGGCTCGCGCTGAGCCTGACCGATTCGCCTTTTCCGCCGATCACCTTCCCGTCGCGGAAGGAAACGCGCGCCTGCACCTCCTGCGGTCTGAGCACCATGGAGAAAGTCTGTTTCTGCGTCAATGGCATATACCAGTACCCATCCTGATACTGTACGCCGCCATCCGGCCATGTTCTTATGATCTTGCCGATGGTGACTTCCACGCAGACGCACATCTCGCTAGTGATGAGCGTCCCGTCCAGCGCTGCAATTTTCAGTTTTACAGGGTACGAATCCCCCTGCATCATGCTCACCACGCGATATCCCTCTCTTTCTTTTGGCACGTCCGCTTGCGTTTCGCGTTATCTCGCGTCGCGCTCGTTCATTTCTTCGATGATGTGGATAAAGTCGCCGCGCTCGTGTCCCTCGCGTCGGCTCAGGTCGTTCAGTTTGACCGCGCGCTCGCGCGTCACATAGGGGCTGCCTGCGGCAAATGCGTCCGCGTAGCGCTGCGCCACCATCTGCTTGTGTCCTTCGCACAGCGCGGGATACAGCTCAAGCAGTTTGTCGCCCAGCTCCACCATCTTGGCAAACGCCTTGCGGTCGAGCACTTCGCCCTCCTTGTAGTCCACGCCCAGCGTTTCTCGTTCCTCGTCGGTCAGGCCATTCACCACGATCAGCCAGCGGTCTTCAAGGAACTTTCTGTTCATGCTCGTCAGGATGCGGCTCAGGTCGTTCTTGGGCACATAAAAGCTGCCCGTCTTGCCAACGATGCTGCCATACATGCCGCCGTCGCCGAACCGCACAGTGTTGTCGTCCGCCACCTCTGCCATCCAGAGGAACTGCACCTTCTGCGCATCCGCGCCATACTGCACGATCTGCGTCATTGCCTGCGGCGCATTTTTCATCGCCTCTGCCACGGCGCTCGCCGCCGCCTGACGCGCGATCTCCGCCACCTCTTCTTCGGTATAGAGTTTCTGTGCAACGGCTTCCTTCTCCACCGTCACGCTCTCGCCCTTCAGCGCCGGTTCCAGCTCCGTCAGGGGCGTTTCGCTGCCGTCGTCACTGATGGCGACCACTTCATCCGCCGGAACTTCAAAGGCCGTTCCGTCTTCTGCCGCGCCCACGATACCCTCCGTACCGACCTCGCTCTCCTGCTCAATGATCTTCGCGGCCTGCTCCGCCGCGCTCTTAGTCGTCTTCTTTCCCATAGTTTTATCTCCTTTCAGAATGATGGTATTCAGCTCCCCACTTAAAGGCAGGGGATTTCCGTTTGGAGCGGCGAGACGGTATCGAGCCGTCACGCGTCCGCGATGTTGCCTATAGCCACCGCTTTCGCTGCTGCATCAGCACGCCGCATATAGGCGGGAGGGTTTGCCCCTCCCGCTTTTCGCCGTTATCAGGAAACCGTGATATGGGCGATCTTGCTGGAGAACGTAGCCACCGTGTCGAGGGCGATGGTGACGTTCATTCCGATTTCGAAGTCCGCAGACTTCGTGGGGTCCATCTCGATGGTGATGGGCGTTCCCGCCGTGTAGCCGATGGTCATCGGCTTTCTGCCGTTCGAGGACATCATGTAGATGTCAGTATCGGAAAGCAGTGTCTCAGGCGCAGTGTTCTGCGTGCCGGGGACGATCACATCCTGCATCGGCATCAGGCGCACTGCCATGAACTCGCCGAGATAGCCGCTGCGGGTGTAGTCCGCGCCGAGCAGCGTTGCGATGGCGGCGTCCATGTTCACGTTCGTAGAGCCGGTCACATTCGTCGGCAGCACCTTGGAGAGTGCCACCATGCTTCCGGTCGCAAACAGGTTGGAAATGCGCGTTGCGTTCAGCGCAGAGACCTTGTTTGCCGCCTTCACCCAGTTCTGGGTGTCGAACACGTAGTTCAGGTTCGCGGGGATCAGGGAAGCGTTACCCTTGGCGATGTTCATCGCCTGATTCCACATGCCCATGGTCTTGGCGTACATGCCGGCAGCGATGTTCGCAAAGAAGTCACCGAAGTCCATGTTGTTGCCGACGAGCTGAATCCACTTCGCCGTGATCCAGCAGCTCTTGGGCTGCGGGTTCAGTGCGTAATCGCGGCTGTAGAAGCGGTTGCGCGGCACGCTGCGCGAAGCGCCCCAGCTCGAATCCTGGAATACAGGGATGTCGTTGCTGCCGATGCTGACCATGTACGTCTGGCCGAAGTCGACCTCCACGGTATCGGCAAACAGGCTGACGGCCTCGGAGTAGACCGCCGGAAGGATGGGGCGCAGGATCTCCATATAGATTCCCTGCTGCACACGGTAGAACGCCTCGTTTCCGTAGAAACGTCCGCCGTCGCGCTTGAAATCCTCCCAGCTCTTCGGGGCGTTCTCGCCGGTCTGTGCGCAGGCGATCTTCGCCGCGTACAGCATGTGGTCGCGCTGGAACTTGTCGTTGAGCTGCTTATATCCCGCGTCGGTGGTCATGCGCTGCATCGCAGTGCCGCGTCCGTTCATTGCGGCGAGCATCTCGTTTCTGCCCTTGACCGAGTGCTCAAAAAAGAGGGTGCGGCCGGCCGCGATGATGTCTTCGCGTTCGTTGTTACCGTGGACTTCGAAATTGTCCTTCGACACGCTGTTAAGAGTCAGTTTAGCCATTTTCTATTCACTCCTTCCTTACTTTTCCGCTTAGCCGCCTGCTGCGACGCTCACCTTGCAGGCAGCCAGATCGTAATAGCCGAAGCTTGCGGTCGTGCCCTCGGTGAACTTGCCGCTGCCGCGCAGCTTGAAATAGATCGAACCGGCCTTGGTAGGTGCCGCCGCGGCGGGAACCAGCAGACCGTTTGCGATGGTGAAGAACGTGTTCTCGCCGATGGTGGTGGAGAGGTTGCCTTCGCCAAAGCGATAGACGTGCTCATCGTCAAAAACGATCTTGGTGAAGGTGCCGTCGCGTCCGGCGGGGATGCCGAGACCCAGCGTTTCAGTGCCGATGGCGTAGAGCTGTCCGTTCTTTCCGGCAAGGTGCTGCACCTCATAGGTGTTGGCGGCATACACAGGCGTGTCCACGTTGGCCGCAGCACCGGCGGCGTTCATATACCATGCGTTCTCGTTCTTAATTCCGGTGAATCCGGCGCACGGGAGCTGCTCACCTCTCACGCACAGCAGTCCTGCCGAGCAGTCCGCATCCGCGCTGGAGGCCTGATAGCGTCCCGTGATGTTGCAAAGCTCGTTGAACTCGTTGTTCGTGATACGGGCTTCAAATGCAGTTTTAGCGATATAAGACATTCTTGTTCACTCCTTCCTTTAGTTGCCCTGCGGGGTCGTCTCGATGCCCCACTTTTCAAGCAGACTTGCAACGCCCTCGCGCTGCTCTCCGCTGTTCAGTCGTTCGCCGATGAAGCTGGTCTTCTTTGCGTTTGCGCGCCGTTCGTCTGCTGCCATCACCGCAGCACCGCACACGGCGAGCACTGCGTCTCGCACCAGTTTCTCGCCGATCCAGTTGCCATCCTTATCGAGACTGTTGGCGTAAACGCCCGCCTCCACATCGGCAGAGACGGCGGCGAGCGCATCCTCGCCGATCTTGTCCTCGCGGTTGCGGTTGAAGGCGTTCAGCGTCTCGGTTACGGCAGCCTTTGCGGCGTTCATGCGGCGCTTGTTCTCCGTCTCCTGCATGGCCGCGAGCTGGTTGTTTGCGCTTTCCAGCTGCGCGCGCAGTGCATTGATGTCGGTGTTCACATCGCGGATGGACGCGCAGGCGTGCTCGCAGATGTCGCACACATCCACGCTCTCTTCGTTCTCCGCGTCGAAGTGGAAGGCTGCCGTCAGGTAGCACGGCTTGATGCGGCTTGCCACGACTTCCCCGTTGTCTTCACTGTTGAAAACATAGGTGAAAGCCGCGCCGGTCTGGTCGATCAGGCCAACGCGCAGGCCGTCTTCGCTCAGCGCCACGATCTTGTAGCCCTCGAACTTCGGAGCGAGCTGTTCCGCTGCTTTCTTGTTCATGCTTCTTTTCACTCCTTTTTTAGGGTTTTGTTTGGTTTGCGGCTTTCCGTCGTTCAGCGATGCCGCCCGCAGTTTCAGCGTTTTGAATTCTTCCTGCATGGCCTTGAGCGCCGCAATGCGCGCGCTCGGGATCGCCGGGGAAACGTCATCCCCCAGGATCGTGACGCCGATGCCCGTCCACTCGGTAAATACCGCGTAGCCGTCTTCCTCATGCTCCTTTTCTACCAAGGTCTCCGATGACACGTCCATGCGCCCTGCCCGCACGATCTTGTCCACCAGCTCCTTGGCATAGAAAGAGTAGAGTTTTCCCTTCGCCACGATCCATGTATGACCATCCCTTTCCACAAGGGTAAAGTCCTTCGGGTCGTCGGAAAGCGTTCCGACGATTCGCTCCGCCGTTCCATCGGTGAAGCTGTAGTATTTTTCTCCTGTGCTCGGGTCAACGCGCTCGGACATATTGTGTCCGTCGCCGACCTTTGGCCCGATGTAAGCGCACAGGATGGGCTGACCCACAAATGTCAGGTAATACCGCTCGAGATTGCGGTAGTCCCACTTGTTCCGGTTCCTTCCGTCGCGCATCAGCCACAGCTCAACGCCGAATTCATACGGGCCGAGCTTCTGCATCACGCGCAGCTCTCCGGAATATTTCACGCGCTCAGGCGGTCGTTCTCTTGTTCTAAATGGCATTTCTTATTCCCCCTCGTTCTCAAACAGCGTTCGCACCCAGTTGTCATAGCTGGTGGCGCTTCCGTCGGTCGCGTCGAACATCTCCCATGCGTACAGGAACGTCTCGTAGCTTTCGCTGTTCTGCATTTGCAGGTTCTCGAATGCTCTCCCCAGCGGGTAAAGCCCCTGCTCGTCCGAAACGCGCACACATTCCTTGAGCGCCGTCTCGATGCGGTCGAGCATACGGATGATCTCTTCAAAAACGTCGTCAAGATTTGCAGGCCGCGCCCGGTATTCCTCCGTTGCCGGATACTCCTGCATCAGATGCCGCTGGTGCAGAATGTCGCCGATCACATCGAAGCGCTTCGGTTGTTCATGCGCCAGTGCGTGGATCGCGTTCGATAAATTCATCAATCCGAACTCGATCAGCACCCACTCCTTGAGCGTATCCAGTCCGCGCGCCGCGTCCTGATAGGCTCTCGTTGCGTTTCGCGCCGCATCGTGCAGCGGCGCATAGCGCGCATCGTCGTATGTAAAGATTTCTCTCGCCTTTGCCATCGTCTTCATCTCCTTTTTCAGCCGTTTGCGTCGGTGGTCGCTTCCGCACCCTCGCTCGTCGTCGTTCCGCCGTCAGCTGTCGGTCTTCCGCCCGGATTGGCATCATGCGCCGCCTGCGGCGGCAGTCTGCTGTCCCCCTGCTTCGCGGAATACGTCGAAACGAGCGGGATTCGAAGATCAAGCACGCCGCTTTCGCTGATCGCGTGCGAGAGCGTCAGGTCGTCCACTACGCTCATATCATGCAATGCAAGGTAAATGACCGTCTGCGGCAGGATGCCGAGCGTCATCCCTTCCTTGGCTGCTTTCAGCGTGTCTGCATCTTCAGCAATATTTCCGAAAAGTGAAAACCGCCAGCTGTATTTCAGGTTCATCCCCTCGAAGATGCTCTGCATCATCCGTTCGTAGCAGCGGTAAATCTGCTCGGCAAATTTGCTCTCGATCTGTAGGCTGATGTTCGCAACGCCCGCGCGTGGCTCGTCGCTCGTCGGGATCAATGCGGAAAGCCCCGCCTTTGCCATCGTGTAGCCATAACCCGCAGAAGAAATTTTCGTTGCGCTCGGCGCTTCTGCAAGTTGGTGCATTTTGATGTTTTGGACAGGTGCTGTGAACCACCCGATGCCGCTCGTGTTGCTGTCGGAAAGCATCTGATACCATAGGTATTCAAAAAGCCTTCGACCCGCGTCGGATAGCCGGTAATCGTCCTCAATGGCAGTCTGATCGTTTTTCTGCTTGTAAGGAATTTCTCCCGTAAAGAGTGAGATCAGCGGATTCTGCACCAGTTCCAGCTGGATCTGTTCGTACTGCGCGATTTGCAGCAGCGATAAAAACAGGCCCGTCAGCGGAGAAACTGCTGTCGTATTGGCGTCATCGATCTCGAAGGTGAAAATCTTGTCCACGGGCAGCGTCACCCAGTAGAACCACTTCCCGTTTTGGTAATAGACCTCCGGCTCTCCCGCAAGCCCCTGCGGATTATCCTGCACGATCTGCCGGAATCTCCCCATGTCCACAGTGCCCTTCTCCGCGTAGACATATTTTTTCCCAACGCCCTTTGGCGCTCTGTCTACCACCATCGAGAAGGTGTCAAGATAAGGCTCAAAGAGGTCTCCAAACTGCTCCGGGAAGCACCCCGGGCGCAGGAAGTAGAAAAGGTTGAAGGCGACCGTGTACTTGCTCACGCTGTTGAACCCGACGATCTTCGTCCAGTCGGACGGTAACTGCTGCATAAAAGCGTAATCCACTTTGTTGTGCGGCTTGTCCACGCTGATGCGCGGATAGTAGAAGACCTTTCCTTCCTGCACCGCCTGACCGGCGATCTTGTGCGCGGTGGTTTTGGGGTCGAGCTTGCGCCGCAGCTTTTCCAGCAGTTTCCATTCCCTCCAGAAGTCGTCGTTTTTCGCAGCATCCTTTTCGGTGAATTCCGGCGCAATATAGCTGTGATATGTCAGCAGATCCTGATACATCTTGCGCGTGTGGAAGAGCGGATACGCGGTGTATTCCAGCGCGTGCTCCACCTGCCGCAGTCCCCGCTCGTTGGCAAGCGGGCTTGTCAGCATTTCTGCCACTTTGTTCTTTGAAAACTCATTCGGCAGCGAAGAGATCGCCTGCACGCGGCGGTTCTGGATGTAAGGGTCGTTACGGTAATACTGTGCGCCCGTCGTGCGCGAAAACGCGCTCATCAGGCTGCTCATCGGCATTCCGCCATATTGCTCCGAAAGCTTTTTGAAGCGTCCGAAAATGTCGGAATATGACGAATACTGCACGTCCTGCAATTCAGTTGTCAGATTCAGTTTTTCCTCCATTTTCCGTCCCCTCGTTCAGTTTTTCCTGTTCCTCCCGCAGCGCATCTTCCAGGTTATCCATCAGCTCGTTCATGCGCTCTTTCGACTTTTCCTGTGCTTTCGCCGCCGCTTCCGCCAGCAGTACAAGGATGGAATCTTTTAGCCACGCCCTGTCTCGCTCGGTAAGGTGTTTGGTATCCGCGCCCTTGATCTCTGCGCACGGTATGTTTTTTGGCTTTGTCCGGCGATAGATCAGGATATATTCCGTCGTGATGCGGGAAAATCGCTCGTCCGCCGCGCGCCTTACGGTTTCCGCACTCACCGGCGCTGCAAACAGTCTGTAATTTACCGCCATATCAGTAGATCCTTCCTCCGCGTCTTTCGGTCACGGTTCTCCCCATCGCCCTTCCGGCGATTCCTGCACCAACCGTTCCGCCGTTTTCAAATTTTTTCAGCTCTTCCGCCCAGTCGCTCTTTTTCCGGCTGTTGATCTCATTGAGCAATTCCTCTCGCTCGATGATCTGCGCAAGCCGCAGCGCGTATTTAAGCGCCGACCAGCTGTCGCGCTGGATTGCCTTGGAAATGCGCTTTTCGCTCATTCCTGCGCCGCTCGGCACCAGCTTCAGGTTTTGGATTTGCCCGCTCAGCTCGCGGCACTTCTGGTACGGCAGTGCAATCTGGTAGTCGCGGTCATCATCCTTGATGCGGTGCGCCCGCTTATATGCTTCCACGCCCTCGTTGGCGTTCAGCGTCAGCAGTTCAACGTTATGGTGTTCAAACTCCGTCTGTGCGTATTTCAGCATTTCAAAGTCCGGGTCGGTTACGCCCGTGCCGCCCGCCTTGATGGGGTAGATCACTGGGATAGCGTCCGGCAGCTCTGCCGAGACGTAGGCCGCGTGTCCTCGGATGCACAGCGGCGGAAGCCCGTCTCCAAGGTCGGTCATCAGGTCTTCCAGCACGCCGCGCCCATACTGCCATGAGTCGATGGCAATATAGGTCTGGCTGCCGTCGTAGCAGAAGCGATGCCAGATTCCTTTCAGTCGCCGCGCCTGGGCTTTGCTCTGGTCGGGCGGCGGCCAGTCGTCAATATAAACGAGCTGCTTCAGGAATCGGTCGCGCTTGAGATATTCTTTCTGCCGCGTCAGCTTCAGCACCACGCAAGCGCACTTGGCGTTCTTGGAAGAATCCTCATAGGATACGTCGTAGCCGACGACGTAGATCACGTCCTCCGGGTCGAGCATCGGGCGCGCCGCCTTGCAGCAGTGCTCCGTCTCCATCAGGTTCAGCCGTTGGCTGTCTGTCAGCACCTCGTCCGACAGCACCGGGAACTCGTCCGCCCCCGTGTAGCGCGATTCCATCTCGCGCATCCACTTTTCTACCGTCAGCTCATCCTTAAGCCCCATCGCCCACTCGTAAGGTCGCATCTGCATCAGCACAATGCTTTCCCATGAAATGTCCATGGCAAAGGCGCTTTCTCCTTCTGCCATTTTCTTCATCACCTTGCAGCGTGTCTGGAAAGCGTGGTTCTGCTTTCGTCCCGCGCTTGTGATGGCGTGCTTTTTATAGCCCACGAAATTGCGGTCCGGTTCTCCCTTGACGTTGTGCCACAGTCGCACCGCAGGAAGAACAACGGTCGAGTATTCTCCATAATCGAACGCGGGCGCTTCCTCCTGCGCGTATTCTTCCGCCGTCACGTCATGCAGGTTGTCGCCGCGCATTGCCGAGATGTAAAATGCGCTTCCGCAGTCAGTCTCGATCTTGAAGTCGTCCTTACTTTCCGCCGTCACGCGCCAATGTCTTGCCAGCATCGGATAGTCGTGCTCGATCTGCCGGAAGGTCTTGCTGCCGATGGCCGCAAGCTGCCGATACGACGGACCATAATACGCGCTCTGCGTTCCCGGCCAGACAAGGTCGTTGACCATTGCGTACTTCATTTTTGTGCTGGTCTTTGTCAGGCTTCGCGTGCCGGTGATCGAAACCTCGCGTTTTCGCGCATATTCGCGCATCATCACGCGCTGCAATAGCTCTTCGTTCGCAAAATCCGCTTCCTCGCTGCGCGCAATATCCAGCAATTTGTCCGGAAAAAATCGAATGACCCAGACCACAAATGCCCAGAAACTATCTTCGTAATCGCCGTAGTCGCGGTTTTCCGTCGGCTTTTTCGCAATCCAGCCGACATCTGCCGACCAGACTTTTCCAGTTCTCCTCGCCATGGGGTCACCGCTTTTTCTTTTTCGGCGGCGGCATTTTTACGAGTCCAAGCTTGGCGTAGGCTTCTCTTTCCCGCTCGTTCGGCTCTTCGGCAAACTCGCCGAGGTCGTCGTGCAGCCGCATGTTGTCCGGCAGCGTTACCAGCTCCGGCATTCCGTCGTTTTGCCGCATCCGGTTTTCGTTGATGAGGATCATCTGCTCCGCCGCGTCCATCGTGTACGGGTACTTGCATGGTCTACCGAAGAAGATTTTGAAGGCCTCGTCGGGGCTGCACGGTTTCCCGTTCTTCAGCAGCCCTTTGCGCTCCAGCGCTTCCGTCAGGCTGTCAATGCGCAGGTCGTCAATAGGCTTCGCGTCCTTTTTTCTCAGCCCCTCGCTCGACAGGTTGTCCTGAATCATCCTGTTCAGCTTGGCCGCTTTGTCGAACTGTCCGATGGAGCGCATATTGTCCCGGTCGAGCGTCATCTTGGCGCAGTCGCGCAGGATAAATTCCTGCTTCACGCTCACGCCGCCCGCCGCCATCAGGTCGCTGGCCAGCGCGTCATAGATTCGGTCAAGCTCGTTGTAGTCCTCGGCGGTATAAGGATTCTTTGTGCTGTTCTCTCCCCAGTCCTTGCGCTGCTTTGCTGTGCCGATCTTTCGATTTCGCGCGCTTTTCTCGTTGCCGACGGCTTTGGTGAACTCTCCCACGCCCAGCCGCTCGCCGAAAATCTCCATAATGTCCGTCAGCCCATCGAGAAAGCCCAGCGTTTCGCCGCGCTTTTTATCAAGCCCCTTTGTTCGCAGATTGTCGCAGTAGTCCACCCACTTCTCCGCGCTGCCAACCTCTTTTGGAACCGCCAGCATATCGAAGGGAACGTCAAAGCGGATGCAGCAATAAAAAAGAGCAAGACTGTCGCTGGTTTCGCGCGCGATTGCGGTATATTGCTTCTGCTGCTCGTCCAGCGTCAGTGTTTCAACCGTCTGCTCTTCCATAGCGACCTCCTTGCTCGAAAAATTAAGATGGGAGACGTTGAGGTTTATACCTCCACATCTCCCATGATTTCACATCTCAGGAAAAGTGCGCCCCATATATGGGGATTTTTTGAAAATTATTTTTTGTCTTCCACGCCGAGGATGTAATCCACGGAAACGTCGTAAAAGTCCGCAAGCAGGATGAGAGCGCTTGCTCTCGGCTCTACCTCTCCGTTTTCGTAGCGCTTCATCATGTTTTTGCTCAGCCCGCAAAGCTCCGAAGCGACGCGGCGCTTCATTTTTTTCTGCTCGCGCAGCCGCCGCAGCCGAACGGCGTATACCGGCATTTGGTCCATCGCGCCTTCCTCCCGAAGCATTTTTTATTTACCGACTCGAGGTGCTTCATAGCAGGTTCTTCGCCTCGTTCAGCGCCGCCAGATAGCCGTCCCAATATCGCAGGTCTGCATACCGGTCGCAAATCGTCGGGTCATTTTTCTGCATCTGCGCATAGCGGATTGCCTTTTGCAGTCGATTGAGCGCCGCCGCACGGAATTGGTCCTGCTGCTTTTGGATTTCCTCTCGTTTCGCCTTGCTGATCGCCTCCGGCATCAGCCGGGCCTTTTCGTATTCGCTCATAGGCATCGTTCTGCCGCCTCCCGTCTCTTGTAATTTCTCAGCGCCCTTTCACTGCACCCCAGCGCTCTGCACATTTCCGCATTTGTGAGCTTCAGCGTCAGCAGCTCGCGCAATGTCTGCGAATCGTATCGGCTCGGACGCCCTGCCGTCTTTCTCTCCGATCTCCTTCTGCCCATGCAGTCCACGCAATGAGCATACGGGCAATGGTTCACGCAGTAGTCGATCTGCTCCTGCGTGCTGTGCGTTTCAATGGGTCTTGCCTCCGCCGCCTTTGCATCTTCGCTCTCCCACGGAGCGACGGCGTGGATGATCAGCGTGTGCACTTCATAGCTCCCCACCATGCGTCTGCACCTCCTCCTGTCAGAAAACCTCCTGCACGGTGATTCCTCTGTTTTCCTGCATCAGTTTTACCTTGATGCGATAATCCTTGTTTTTTCTTGTCCTCTCGCTCTTCACGTCTTCCACGACGAAGTGCCACGCCCCGTCTTTCGCTCGCGCTTCGTAGGAAAAGTCGGCTATGTATACCACCTTGCCGCTCAGGTCACCTTCCGGCGTGACAAAGCTTTCTTTCAGCGTAAATTGCGGCTGGATCTTCATTTCGCGGATCTCACCTGCCCTGAGCATCAGCATCAGCTCGTCATAGCGGATCGCTTCCCGTGCGCTGTCAAATGTCCGCACATCGCCGTTTGGCATGATCCGCTCTGTTGGGCGGTTATGAAATTTGCGTTCACTCTTTTTTTTAGGCTTTTCTTTTGCCTTTTGTGCGCTCTGCACCAGCTCTACGGCGGCGCGTGCTGCGCGGTTCACATTCTGCCGGTTTATCTCGGCATTGATCTGCTCCCGGTACTTTTCAGGAAGATCGCTCACACTGTCAAATCGGCATCCGCTCATGTCTTACGCGCCTCCTTCAAGGATTTCTTTCATGCGCCGCATTTTCTCGTTTGCGGCCTTTTGTCGAAAGCTCTCGCCCTTGAAGGCAACAGGGACGCACAGCTCAAGGATTCTCTCGTAAATGCGCCGATAGTCCATGTTTTTGGGCTTGCATAGCTCTTCAAGCGTCAGGTTCGTCGTGACGATCAGCGGCTTTTTCGCCTTGTATCGCTCGTCGATCACCATGTAGACCGTCTCCATCGCGTATTCGGTACTCCGCTCCACATCAAGGTCGTCGATTACGACCAGTGGGTAATAGTGCATCTGGTCAATGATCTCCTGCTTATCCCATCCCGCGTTCAGGATGCGGGGAAAACTCGTCACCATCGCCGGCGTTCCGCAGTCGATCAGGTAATTGGCAATGCAAGCCGCCGCATAGGTCTTCCCGGTTCCGGTGTTCCCCCACAGGAGAAGCCCGCTGTTCTGCTCCTGCATCTCCTTCCAGTGTTCGGCGTAGCGTTTGCATTTCAAAATCCCATCCGTCATCTCGGCGGAATCGAAGCGGCACGCCGTCAGGCTCTTGTCGCGGATTCCGTCAGCGCGCAGCGCCTCGATGCGAAGCCTTTTTTCCTCTCGCTCGCGCTCTTCCTTCCCGCGGAGATACTCCTGATTTGTGCAGTCGCAGCAGCACCCGACAACCTCCGGTTTCTGCGTATCTCCGCGGAGCGGCACGCGGCACTGCTTTGGCTTCCCACACTTTCCGCAGTGTAAAAGGCCATCTCGCAGGAAGTCCCCCTCTTCCGGTACAGCCAGCGCCGCAGATCGGCGCGCCAACGTAGTGAAAATATCATCCAGCATCACAAACTCCCGCTCATATCTCCGTAGTCGTAGGTGAACCCGCCGCCATCAGGGCTGTTGTTTCCTCCGGCTCTGTCCACATAGTTTCCGTCTAGAACCTTCGCCATGTTCGCATCCCTGATGAGCCAGTCGAAATTCGCCATGAAATTCCGTTTGTTCCCGCCGTTGAGGAAGGTGCTCTGCGCCGCCAGCGTGAAAAGGCGCTCAAAGTCTTCCAGCTCGTACCCGCTTGCGAACCGAGCCTTGATTGCTCTTTTCCGTGCCTCGCTCATGACGGTGCATTTTGTCATTTTCGGGCAAAGATCGTTATACAACTTCCGAACCTTTGCGTAAGGGATGCGCTCAGTTTCTTCCTGCTGGGGCGTTGCCGCCGCTCCGGGGGCAACGAGTTCTTCTGAACGTAGTGAAGAAGAACTATTATCTTTCTCTATCTCTTTCTCTATCTCTTTCTCTCCGTAACGATGTTCGCACAATGTCTTCACATCGTTCGCACAATGTGACGGTTCTTTTAATTTCGCCCTCGCTCGGGATTCCCTCATTCTCTTGGCGGACGAACCCTCACTTCCTACATTTTTCACTGCATACGGAAGGAAGAACGTTACATCATCCGAAGTCTCCGCCAAGCCACAGGAAAGAAGATAGTTGATCGTCACCTCCACATTGGCCGGTTCCTCGTCCAGCTCCAGCGCCAATTCATCGGCAAAACTGTCATCAAGGCCAGACCACTGCAAAATACCGTCATGCTTCATGGCAATGAGCTGCATTTTCAGGTAGATAATGAGGTAGGTATCTCCGCCCGCCAGTTTTCTAAGCTTTTTGATGCGTTTTGAAGTGAAAAAGTCATCATAGAGCCTCAGCCAAAAATACCGATTTTCCTGCGCCATTTTTCGCACTCCTTTTCTCCGTCCTCCTAAATCGTCGGCACGTAGTCATATTCAGCGTCTTCCTGTTCCTGCTGCTCCCACGGCAGCGTTCCGCCGTCTTCCGCCGGCGCGGGGTGTTCCTCTGCATAAAATTCTTCTTTGCGAGGGGAGGATTCGACGGAGGGGCGCGGTGCGGACAGAATGTCCAGCACCGCCGCCAAAAGGCTTTGGGAAGAGATCGTGTCGGCACGAAGCTCAGACCAGATTTTTTCCTCACCGTCGCGCGTGCGGTATTTTCTCTGCGACCACACGCCGTCGATGCTCACCACGTCGCCTTTCTCCAACGCACAGGCAACTCTGGTTGTTTCGTCGTTTCCGACTGCAAGAATATTCATGAATTCGCCGCGCGAATAGCACACGCCAAACTGCACTTTCGGCTCTCCCTTGGCGGTCTCTCCGACCTTGACTTCACGCGAGAGTTTTCCCCAAAGGTGCATCGGACGCGAACCGTCCGATGCAGCCTTTCCAACCATGATCCCCATTCTGCGCACCTCCCTTAGTCGTCAAAGAAGCTCTGCGCGTAATCGCCCGTATTCGCGTCTGAGACGCGCTGTGCGGCGTTTTCCTTTCGGGAAGGTAATTTCACGTCCGAAGCGGAAGGAGTGCTCACAGCCCCCTCTGTGGTTTCCTGCGCGGTGCTCTCGGTATCCGCCGCAGCCTCAACGACCTCTCCGGTCGTCGGGATCACGCGCTCGGGCATCTGGAAGTCGGGGATCGCGCCACTGTCTTCGCTCTGGCTGTCGTTCGTAAACGCCGTTTTCACTTCCGGCGAAAGCGGTGCGTAGCCGCTGTTGAGCAGCTGCCGGATGACCGTCTTGCGGCACATCTTGTCCTGCCCGCCGTTCGGGTCGTACCAGGGCGAGCCGTTCAGGAGCTTTTCCACGTCCTTCGGACTCATGCTGCCGCTCTGCATTTCGAGGAATTTTTCAAGGTGAAACGCCTTGGAATAGCGGTCGGCGTGTCGCAGAAGCTTGTCCAGCGACCAATATTCGTAGCGGAACGTCCCGTCTTTCAGCTCAAAATATCCGTAATAGCCGATCACGGCGTGCTGCTCGCGCTCTTCGTCGGTCTCGTATCTTGCGAGGTTTACCTTCGGTTTTCCGGTGCGGCGGTCGCGTCCGTCAAGCTCGCCGTCGCGAACCTCAATGCAGTCGATGTCTGCATAAAATCCCGTAGACATCGCAAGCTGGATGTAGCCTTTGTACGACATGATGTATGTGGCGACCGTGCCGTAAGGCACAACATAGTAGCCGTGGCCATAGATCAGGCCAAGACCTTCGCCGCGCAGTGCCGCGGCTACAATGGTGGACGCCTCGCAGTTGCGCAGCTTGTCGCTCGCGTTGACCGCCGAGATCAGCGTTGACGTGACGCGGGCGGCGGCAGCATCGCTGCCAAGCGCCTTTTTGATCATGCCCTGCATCGACGGCGATGTGACTGCCAGCGAAAACGAGGGCTTGCTCTGTGTCTGCTGGGTAAAGGTGTTTTTTGGATTCATATTCTTTCCTCCTTATCCGTCCGCGCGTCCAAACTGGATGCCATTTTCCTTCATGTACTGCTTCAAGCCGTTTAGCTGCTCCGCGGTTCCGCGCACGCGGAAAACCAGCTCGAACATCTGCGGTGTCTCTTCCGTCTGCTCCGTGTGCGCAGTCTCGCGCGGTTTCTCCGTCTCGGGCGGCTCTGCCGGCTTCGGTGGAGGTGCTTCCGCTGTCCGTGCAGCGGCCAGCTTATTCGCCACGTCCTGCTCCTGCTCGCGGCGCATACGCTTGCGCGTTTCCTCAATTTCCTTGAGCCGCATCAGGTGTTCGTTTCGTTTCAGGCACGACGCCAGATCGTGCGTCCTGCGGAATTCGTCCAGCAGCGTGGTCTCGAACTCACTGTGCAGCGCACGCAGGCTCTCCACGGCGTTCGAGCACTTGGCGATCTCGCAGATGATGTCCTTGCGTGCCTGCTCCTCGGTATAGGTAGCATTCATCCAGCGCGGGTTATAGATGGCGTCGAACGTCAGAAAATCGTTCATCTCGCCGATACTCTGGTTGAAAAACGCACGCAGACGCTCGCTCTTCTCTGCCTTCTTCGCCTCGTCGAAGGCTTTGATCTGCCCGTCGAGGTTGGCGGCGCTCTCGTCGCACAGCGCGGTCAGAGCTTTGCACTTTTCCTCGAACGGATTATAGCTCTGCATCGCCGCTTCTTTTGCCATCTTGCGGCACTCGTCGATGCGGGCAGCCACCTTGCGGATCGTCGCGCGGTAGCTTTTCGCGGACGCGATCCCGTCCTCGGTGACGACCATCGTGCGGTACGGCGCAAGATTCTCATCCAGCCATGCCTTGCACTCATCAAAATTTGCCTGAATGTCGAAATTGCGCAGCGGCGTCAGATCGGTCGAAATGCTGAATTCCATCGCTCCACTCATACTTTTTCCTCCTCGGTGTCATACTGTGTGATCTCGCGCAGAAGCGGCAGGATATGCGGCGCGATGCCACTCTCCGGCACATCAGTTTCCAGCACGATGGCGCGGTTGTCTCCGCCCTTTGTCGGCGCGATCACTTTGTCGCCTGTCTTGAGCGGCAGGCTTGTGCGGTAGGTGTAAGCCATGCCCGCATAGCCGCTGAGCTGCGGCTTGTAATATCGGACCGTCACATACATCATCGCTCACCGCCCTTTCTCGGCACGCGCGTCACCCTGACCGCAAACGAAATGTCCGGTTCCTGCGCTTCCGGTTCTTTCTTTTCTTTCCTGCGCTCAGTTTCCGAGCGCAGCCAGCGAGCGAAGTTTACAGCCCTGCGAATGTCAGGGTCTTCCTTCAGCTCCTCGATTGCCTTCTCCATTCGCAGGATCGTATCTGCGATGAAAAGCGTGTCGCACTCGGCAAATACGATGGTGCTTGCGTCTCCGTGCTCGCAACCTTCATTCATCGACAGCAGCGCGCACTTGCAGACCATCTTGCTGATTTCCTCCTGTTTTTCGAGATCCCTTACCGTGATTTCCAATGCCATTTTTTGTTCTCCTTTTCGGTTTTTATCGTTCAGAGCCAACGCTCAGAGCGTCAGAATTTGCGACGGCATCGTTCCGTTTTCCACGTGCCGCCAAAAAGCAGTTTCCCGTTTCAGGAGCCATTCCATGTCTCCCTCGTGCTCCGACCGCTCAAACACATACGGCGGTGGGAAAGTAATGCCGCCGCGCAGGTCGTAAAGCGCGGCGTAAAGCACCGCAAAGTCGTATCCAGTGGCAAGCATTTGATGCAGATTTTGCGCGAAATAGTGCTGCGGCACCTGATCGCGCCACTGTGCCCATCCCGTCGCTCCGTTCGGACGAGATGTCTTGATCTCAAGAATTCCTTTGCGCCCGGTCTCGCGTTCTGTCAGTTCTCCATCCAGCGTGGCGAAAAGCCAGGGACGGTCGCTTTGAAACAGAATGTCAAACGGATAATACTCAAGGGCGTATTCCGGGTGCTGCGCCATGAAAAAATTTCGGATGGCATCCTCCATTTCTCGCCCGCGTTGCATGGATTCGTTGTCTCGCTCCCCGACCTGCTCCCCATGCCGCAATTTTTCTTTCCATAGGCTCAGCCGTGTTTCCCATGGTCCAATTCCGATTGCTGATGCCGCTTCGCTCGCGCCGATCCCGCGTCCGCGGCCAGCCAGCCACTCCGCGCGCGTTTCAAAATGAAGTCGCACCAGTTCACTCATAGCCCAGCACTCCCTGCCACTTCCCCTGTTTCTCAAGCACGTCTCTCGCGTATTCGCTCGCGCCGCCGTGGCCGGTGTTGTAAGCTGTGAGCGCATCCGTCAGGTTGCCGCAACCGTAAACGCCAAGCAGATGTGTCAGCACTGCGCATCCTGTGCGAAAATTCCCCGCCGGGTTCATCAGGTCTGTTACACCGATGCTTTCCGCCGTCTTCGACCACCAGCGTGGCTGGATTTGGCAATAGCCATAGCTCTTCCCGCCGTCTCCGACCTCGTTCTTGAAGTGCGTTTCCCGTTCGATCAGCGCAAGCATCAGCGGATAGTCCACCGAAAACTCCTCGCAGGCTCCATAGAGCGCTTCCTGCTCCTCGTAGCTCAGAGGAACGTCCTCGCTGAAAGGGAAAGGGATGTATGCGTACTCTTCCGCCACCGCGCCATCCGAGAAAACAAGCGCGTCATCGATCATCAGAACCGGCTGTGCATCCTCAGCGGGGAGCGCCGGGCATTCTGCGCTTTCCGTTTCGACAGCGGTCTCGGTCATCCTGATGTTGTGAAGCAGCTCTCCAACAACCCAGGCCGCAATCAAAATGTTGACCAGCAGCATCAGGAATGCCAGATACGGGAGGAGAAATGTCACCGCGTCCTCCGCCTGCCGGATACGGCGCTGTCTGCGAATCTTTTTCCGCCGCTCGCGGCGTTCCATCTGCGCGATGTTCGCTTGGCGCTCCTTCGAGCTTTCGTTCGTTTCGAAATTCATTTCGCGTGCTCCTTCTTCGTAAAAATAAAAAGAGGGGCTGAGTCCCGAGATTTCCCCGGTTGCTCAGCCCCTCTTGGCTCTTCTGGCCGCCCGCTTGCGGTCAGGTGCGTTATTTGCTTTTCTGTTCGCCGGAGCGAAAGACTTTCTTGGCTTCCACTCCTACGATCTTCACGCCGAACGACGTTCTTGTGATCTGCACGTCCAGTCCTGCCGCAAGGCAAGCGTTGATTGCCTGCGCCTCTTTCGTGCCTATGTAAGTCTTATCTGCCATTATTCTCTCCTTTGTTCGTCATGCGCTCATGCGCGGATTGCTTCGAAAGCCAACGCGACAACGTAAGAGCTGGAACGGACCTCCGACCCGCACTCACGCGCGGATTGCTTCGCTGCCGACGGTTGCGAGGACTTCTACTCTCTTCCTCCGACCCCGCACTCGCGCGCGGATTGCTTCGGTTTTCTGCGAAACCATATGGAACCATGCCGAACACCTCCGACCCGTACTCACGCGCGGATCTCTTCCAGATTTCGCCACAGGAGGTACAGCGATGCAAGCCTCCGACCCGCGCTCGCGCGCTCAAATCCGTGTTAAGTTTTGGGCCGTCGCCGGATTACTATGGCGACATTAACCTTACCGAGTGTTGTCCCTGCGGGGAATCCCGTCTTCTGGGATACTTCATCGGTTTTGGGCAGTGGAGTCTACCCTTGTATCGGGTGCGAACGTCCTGCGATTTCACGCAAGCTTCCGGTTCGCACCAGACTTCTTTTCTTTCTGCGACTCTTTAATAATATCGCCGATGCCTTGCATCGAGATATTCACAGCCGCGTTATAATCCGAGTCTGCGTCGTATCCGCAGGACTGGCAGGTAAATCTTCTGTAGTTGTCATGTACATTATCCTCGCAGATAAATCCGCACTTACTGCAACGCTGCGAGGTGTATGCCGCCGGAACTTTAATAACGCAAATTCCTCGTTCCTTTGCCTTG